CCAGCAGCGACTCCTAAAACTACTACTGAATAAACATGGAAGAAAAAGTCATCCAGCAAGAGTCCGTGACTCCTGCGGAACAGCCCGTGGCTGAGACTCCAACTCCTCAAGCACCCAACCTTGACAGTGTTAAGGCTGAGTACGAGAGCAAAATTTCTGCATTAGAAGCAAAAATCGCTGAAGAAGGCGAAAAGTTTCAAGGCATCAAAACTAAACTTGATGATGTCTACAAAAAAGCAGATGACAAAAGGAAAAAGTCACTCGAAGACCAAGGGCAGTGGAAAGACCTATGGGAAGAAGCCAACAAAACCGCCCAAGAAAAAGACTTACAAATAAATACTTTAAATGAAGAATTAAAGACATTAAAGACCTCCAATGAGGCCGCCAACATTAGAACCTCTGCACTTTCAGCTATCAGTAATTCTGGTGCTATAAATGCAGAACAAACCCTATCTCTTCTTCAAAATAAACTAAAAAGAAGTGAAAGCGGTGACGTTGTTGTACTTAACGGAGGTGTCGAACAGGATTTAGGAACTTACATAGGGAACCTAAAAAATCCTGGTAGTGGATGGGAACACCACTTCAAACCTAGCTCTGCGGCAGGGATGGGAGCGAAGCCAACTCCTACATCAAATGTCTCTCCAGGTATGACTAATCCCTGGAAAGAAGGTAGTATTAACATGACCCAACAAATGGTCTTAGAATCTACCGAGCCAGATCTTGCAGCAGTGCTCAAGAAAGAAGCTCAATCTAGTTAGCTCTGTGAGTTAACAACCGAGTCTGTGACTTGGACCTCGTTAAAGAATCCTCCTAATTAGAAATGGCAGCCCCGTTTCAGAATTACTCTGGCGGTGTCCTTCTTGCGGACATCGTAAAAAGAAATAATTTGTCTCGCTACGTGCAAGAGGCAATTAAAGAACGCAGTCTTTTTGTAAAAAGTGGAGCAGTTGTAAGAAACAGCTTCCTTGACTCAAGAGAAGGCGGTACACGTATTCAAGTTCCTGAGTTCAATCCTGTTGCACCAACAGAAGAGGTAATGAACGGAACCGCTACTTGGGGAACCTCAAGTGCTGGTTACTTAACACCTCAGAAAATTGGTACAGCAACTCAGATTGCAACAATCATCCACAGAGGTTTTGCATACGCTGTAGATGACATTGCAACATTGGCTGCTGGTGAAGATCCAATGAATGCAATCCGCAACCAGCTTGCAGATGCAATCAATAAGCTAAATAGCCAAAGATTGTTCTATCAATTACACGGTTTATTTGGTACTGCTCTTTCTGGCAACGCTTCTGATCTAGCTAAAGCTGCTAGTTCTGGTGCTGCTGAAGCTAACTATCTGACTGCTGCAAACGTGGCAACAGCTAGAGCTTTACTTGGAGAGCGTGGTGACGAGTTAGATACTCTTATTGTTCACCCAAATGTAGGTTTCTATCTTTATCAGGTAGGACTATTAACCTTCTCAACTTCTTCACTAACTACTGGTGGAGCTGTGACTTGGGGTGGCGGCGGTGCTGGTGTCAGTGCTAGAAGCATTGGTCAGTTTGCTGGTTTGAATGTTGTTATGGATTCTCAGGTGAACGCTGTTCAACCTGGAACTTCTGGTCATATCAAGGAGTACTACTGCTACTTGGTTAAGTCTGGAACAATCATGGAAGGTGTTCAGCAAGACCTCAGAATTGAAGCAGATAGAAACGTGCTCTCGAAGCAAGACGTACTTTCTGTTGACTATCACACTGCGTATCACGTTATGGGTACTAAGTGGGGCAATGCTGCTGATAACCCAACCAATAGTGTTCTTGGTAATAAGGACAACTGGACTGCAACTTACGATGCAGATCTAATTCCTATGGTTCAGTTAACAGTTAACACACCACTAGACACATCAACACTTTGATTTAGTTTAAGTTTGATCTTCCATAGATCTGCATGAAAGCCCTCATCATTTATTTGGTGGGGGTTTTTTATGACGCTACAATAAGAACAATGTTTGAGAGATAAGCGTGGCAGCAACTATTCACGCCACTTTGAAAGGTGAAAGTTCTAATAGTTATGTCACTTTGGCAGAAGCTAATAGTTACTTTGAAACTTCTCCTGATGATTCAACGTGGACAAATAAATCAGATGATCAGAAAAATCGAGCATTGATTTCTGCTTGTCGCTGGATTGATAGTTTGAATTATTACGGTGATAGGTGTGATGAATCACAAGCATTGAAATGGCCTAGAAATAACTTTCAAGTTGATGATGTTGAACTTGCTTGTACGTTAATTCCTGCAAAAATCAAGTATGCACAGTACGAATTAGCACGAGCTTTGGCTAATGATACGGATGCGATAACTGGAAATACTGGCACTGCTGGTGTTGCAAAAGAAGTAGAAATGGGTGAATTAAAGGTGAAATATAACGAAGCTAGTCTTGCTACTGGCAATGTAAACAATGTTTTTGACGTGTATCCTTGGCTTCAGTCCTATCTTGGTGCTTATTGTCTTGGTGGAGCTGGCGGCTATCAAGTACGGGTGGTGAGAGGTTAATTATGGCAAAAATTGATGATGTATTTGGATCAATTCCAGCAAGTATTCTTAGCACTTGGGGTCAAGATTTTACTTTTATTAAGTCCACTACGCCAAAGACTTATAACCCCACAACTGGTGCTGTAACTGGATCAGACACAAATGTAACGGTAAAAGGAGTCATTACAACGCTTGATTCCAGCGAAGACGAAGGTTTATATCAAACAACAGATGTAAAAATGGTTATTGGATCAGAAGAATTAGGAGATTATTACCCTACGGAAGCAGATCGAGTTCAATATCCACAAGCAGGAGCGACAAGAGAGGGGAAAATTATTGATATTAAGACAGCTAGAGGAGATAAGCCTATTTTTCATACGTTGATCGTGAGGCCACAATAATGGCAAGAATCCGTAATGAATTAGGCAAATTAATAAAAGATTTAGACAGAGTGACTGCTTCTGTGGCATTTATAGGCCCAACAAGAGCAGCAGTACAAGTTGTTAATGATTTACAAGATCTAGGTCCAGTATGGACAGGTCGATTTGCTAACTCATGGCAAATCCAAACACCTTCTCAAATTTTTAAACCTGCATCCTTTATGCAAGAAGGTCCACCTCGTCAGATTCCATTTCCTACAACAACAGGAAGAGAAGCATTAAAGGGATTAAAACCTTTTGGTGATCGAGTTGTTTTTAGGATTTCTAATCAGTCACCGCATAAAAAATATGCAATGGATCAAGCTGAAGGACGTTTCTTCAGACCAGAAAACAACCCTCTTCCAATTAATGCTGTTAGTGGTAAGTGGCAAGAAGGAATGGGAGGAAGAGGAAGCACAATGAAAAGAGGTAATATTAGTAAGGGTCGTGGTCGAGCAAGTAGCACTGCTGAATTGGATTGGTTTAGTACCTATGCTTCTGGCAGATTAAATAAGACAATTAAACTAGAAATGAATAAGGTTGTGAAATGAATTATCAAAAAATTCGAGCAGAAGTAGAAAACCCATTGTTAACTGCTTTTGGAGCATTAAGTCCTGCTATCCCTGTTTTCTTTGATAACATCACTGCTGCACCAGCGAACAGCACGACTGAATATGTACGAGTAAATGTTACATTCGGCTTAACAAACGATCCAACACTAGGTTCAAGCGTTGATAACGCTAGAGGTTCAATTGTTATTCGAGTTTTTACGAAGAAAGGTGATGGCCCTGCACGAAATCAAACATTAATGACAACTGCTGTTGGTGTTTTAGAAACACTAAATGATGCGACAAAAGGCACAACAGGTACATATTTAAAGACTGGATCAATTGAAGGCCCAAGCTTTTCGTCAACAGAAACACCCCCAATGTTTATGGGAAGAATAGAGACTTCTTACGTTGCCACGGTTTTGAGCTAATCTATAGGTAAATTTCTTAAGCAGCCTCATGGCCGTTACTGTTCTATCAGGCACATCAGGTGCTCTGTATTATAAACCTGCTGGTACTACAGGTACTTTTAGTCCTGCTGATGTCACCATTGGCACAGAAACAATGGTGGTTCAAACCTATTTAAATCTCAAAGTAGGAGATCCAGTCAAGTTTCAAGTTGTAGATGGCTCAACAGGTGGTTCAGGAACAGGAACTTTACCTGCTGGATTAAGTGCTGGAACAACTTATTACGTTACTGCTTATACAAGTACAACAGGAGCGTTAAAGGTATCTGCTACTAATGGTGGATCGGATGTAAACCTAACTGATGTAG